CACTCAGACTTCATGGATCTTTTCAACAATAAATGATGTATCTTTTTCACTTACAGATCCACAAAATATCAAATTATTGCCTTCGTATAATATATATTTATACTTTTCTTTGACTTTTGGGAAGATTATAACACCATCAAGCATACAGGTATCGTCTTCTATATTTAAGAATGACATTACTTGCCCCTTGGATTCCCCCTTTGTTATTGTATAATCTGAAACTCGCTGTACATTAGCTACGATGCACATATCCTTACCCCTTTTACCATTTATGATTTCTCTACAAGTGGTATTAGCGGCAGACGTATCAGAGGTTTCTACCCTTGTCATAGTGATGGGGCAACCAAGATATTTTATTTCTTGATCTATTATCCAACTAGGATCATCTTCTAAATCATACGGTGGGTTAGTCAATAACTGAATCTCATTTTCAACTACCTGTTTTCTGTCAGCTTTACTAGTTCCTCCACCCTCTTTTTTAGTTGGGGCTAAGTCTTGTAGGCAATCAATAAAAGTCTTCCATTTCTTAGTACTATAGTTATCTAATATCCAAGTTTGCTCAGATTTTGTCAGAGTTCTATATATTTCATAATCGTATAAAGCTTTATTTCTTGTAACATTCCCATCAAAGTTTCTGAAAAACCCGATAGAAGCCAAGGCTTTAAAAGATGTAGAACTAATTTTAGATGCAATAAACAATAGTATTTCTAACCATGTAAAATTCTTAACACTCTTTTTAAGCTCTTGCTCTGCCACAACAACGGTTTCTATTAACTTATCTCCGGTTGCACCTGTAAGTGATTTTATATCCTTAATCCCAAAGTATATTTTGTTTTTCCTAATGTTGAACTTTCGATCAAAGTTAGTTAGACTTGGAGTTCTGGTTTCAATATCGAACAGCTTCGCTTCAGATATTAATTCATAAACTTCTTGGTGAGGATCTTGTTTCTCATTGGCATAATATAGATATGATAAAAAGAACTCATTAGTATGGTGAGCTTTGAAATATGCACTCCAATAAGAACATACAGCATAGGACACACTATGTGACTTATTAAACGCATAACGAGAAGACTTTTCAATCCATCCGAAGATTTGCTCTGCCTCATCCTTGGAAACTGTTCCTACACGCTCTGCTCCTGCTATGAATGATTTTTTAACTTCATTCATGAGATCAGCCTTCTTTTTCCCAATGGCCTTACGAAGAACGTCAGCCTCCTGTAGATTAAATCCAGCAATCTTCTCTGCTATACGCATAGATTGCTCTTGATAAACAAGAACGCCATACGTTGGTTTCAATACATCTTCTAGTGCTGGATGTAAGTAGGTTACTTCTTCCCTACCATGCTTTCTATCAACATAGTGTTGTGTCATGCTTTTGCCATCAACATAGGCTTTTAAAGTTCCCGGCCTAATAATAGCAATAAGAGCGGACAATTCTTCTATATTATTGGGTGCTAACTTTTTAGACCATGACTTTCCAAGATTACTCTCTAACTGAAAGATACCCTTGGTCTTCCCGTCTGCAAATAACTGCCAAGTTTCCTTGTCGTTATAGTTTAAATCATTTAACATACAGTTCCCCGTTGGCAAACGCTTGATCAAAATTCATATTCTGATAAACTGCCCTGTGAGTTTTCATAAGCTTGATAAATATATTAGCTTCGTCTTTTACGTCTTGAAGAGCATCGTGAGCATTGTCTGTCATCAAACCCATACGCTGACGTAGCGAGTCCATACTTATAGATCTAACACTTGGATCGCTTTCTGTCCACGCAAATATACTATCCATTATATCAATCTTATATACTTTACTAAATAGTTTTTGTTGCTCTCTCTCTTTATCATACGGTCCAAACTCTCTACAGAGTCGGTTAACAATAATCATATCAAAACCAATGATATTAAAGCCAACCGGAATAGGATTAAAGAATGCCTCACCCTTCCAATTATACTGATCAACGAACTTAGTAAACTTAGACCAGACAGATTTTAGTGATGGTGCTTCTTCTAGTTGTTCTCTAGTCTTCTTTGTTATCTTTAGTGCTTCATTCTCCACGGGATCAAATCCAGCCGCAATAGCTTTCTCATCGTCAAATATGGGCTTTATTTCACTGTTAAACTGTCCCTTCATCTGCAATGTTCTTCCATCTAAAGCAATAGCAGCAATTTGTGTTGGCTGAGTGCGATGAGGATTACGTGATCCTGTTTCAAAGTCAAATATAATATAGTCTCTATTAGCCATTAGATGCTCCTGTTAGTTCTTCAATCTTCATGATTTTATCCAATAAATTAATACCTAGAACGTCAAACTTTACATGTCCTAACGCTTCTAAGTCTGTCATTTCAAGTCCAGCAATTTTTTCTGATGATCCCTTCTGTTTCACCATTGGGCAAACTTTTTGTAGAGGTTCTGCCGATATAACAACTCCAGCAGCGTGTTTGCCTTGGGTTTTAAAAGTACCCTCTATCTGAATAGCCTGTTCAAAATATTCAGCATACTCACCCTCTAATTTGCCATCTTCTGATAATCTACAGAAATCTCTTAGTTCTTCTGCGTTATTAATTAATGCCCATCTAATGATTGACCTGTCTTCGTCATCCATTTCTGCTAACTGATCAGAAATCTTAGCTTCGTCAGGTATACAGTTACTTATAGCATTCATTTCTGAGAATGAACAAGCTTCATTAACACGTAAAACTTCTTTAATTGCACTCTTACCTTGTAGTCTACCGAATGTTAACATTTGGCTAACTCGACTATGACCATATTTATCTTTTAAGTACGTAATGATTTCATCACGTTTTGTTCCGGGTACATCCATATCGATATCTGGTAAAGATATATGATCGGCACTATTTCGTCCCGCATTGTAAAATCTAGCAAAAAGAAGATCGAATTCAATGGGGTCAATCTTTGTTATTCCAATCAAATAAGATATCAAACAGCCAGCAGCTGAACCTCTTCCGGGTCCAGACAACCATCCGCGATCATTTACGTATTTAATTATGTCTTGTACTATTAAGAAATATCCGAACAGATTTGCTCCTTTTATGACATCAAACTCTTCCTTAAATCTATCAAGATATTTCTGCTTGCTTTCATCTGTAGACACTTTATTTTGATCTATAAGAAATTTCTTCCATCCATGACGGCATAGTTCTTTTAAATAGTCTTCTTCTGACATGTTATTTGGGCAAGCGAACTTGGGTAGCATTGGCTTGCTAAGAATATCATAGTCTTCACACTGATCGTAGATTTCTTTTAGTTTTGATGTATCTAAATCTTTAGTTTCATCTTTATTTTTAACATAAAAAGAATCTTGCATAAAGTATATGATTTTATCAGAATGTTCATCTGGATACTTAGAATCTATATTTATTCCACCACGGTTATCTGGCCTAATTGTTTTTTGTATCTTTGGTAGAGTGGTTTTCATATCAGAACACAACAATACTCTATGTAATTTTGCATCTTTTTGATCTGTATAATAACTTACGGGCATAGAGTCGCTTGGGCCCTTTAACATCTTTATAAGATTTTTTCTTGCAACTATATCATCGAAAGAGTCTGAAACTTTTCCATTTTCATCTAAAGATGAAACTATCTCAATCAAATCATGCCAACCGTCTTTGTTTTTTGCAAATAGAATACCAAAATCAAATGAACAGCCTATGATGGGTTTAATACCCACCTTTTTACAGGCTTTATAGAATGCAACTGCTCCAGATATAGTTTTGTAATCACAAATACCACACGCTGGATATCCATTGTCTTTGCATTTTTGGGCTAATTCTTCTGGCTTCGAATAGCCTTTTAACAAACTATAGTGAGTATAGTTCTTCAATGGAAACCAATTCATATATTTCCTCTGTCCTTTTCAATGTTTTGTATTCAACCAATCTATTATAGCGAGTCTAGACGTTTTTTACAAGTCACCAACTCTTGCAAGCCCAATATCTAGCCTTCCACTTTGGACCCGGATTGTCGCAATTATGTCTCGCTCTGAAGCTTTTGCGTCGTTCTGGTATATTCTTCTTAATGGTCATATTTGGATCACCAAATCTTACTATTACTACATTTCCACTCTCGTTCTTTACATATACAGCAAATTTCTTAGGACCGTTAGAGGTACGAAATGGCTTGTTTAGTGTAACTTTTCTACCTTGATACTCGCTAGCCTCTCCAACGTACATTAATATCCTGCCATTTTTTTCGTAATAGCCTTTTCTTTTATATGTGTATACTTCACCACTCTTTGGATCTTGATACTCATAAGCACCATCTTCCATTTCCATTTCTGGATCTTCTGTTTCTGATGGCTCTTCTACTTCTTCTTCATTTTCTTTGTCGGTATATTCATCCTCATATTTTCCGGGTTCATAATATTTAACAAAGTCATAAACATTTTGAATATATATTTCAGCCTTCGATATCATATCCTTAGTCCAATCTTGGAATTCTACTGGTAATGACATGACTGTTAATTTAGTTACTATTTCCATAAGCTGGTCATGCATTTTCTGTATTTGTTCCAAAGCCATTTCATCGCCACCATCTGATTGGGCCTTTTTCCACGACTTTGGATCTGGACGGTCTGGATCTCCGGGTTTAGCTGGCTTGTAATCCTTGCCTTCTCGCTCTTTCTTCTTGCGAATATTTTCCCATAAGCCGGGTTTTTCTGCTGCAATGTCGTACTCTTCTACTTCTTCGCCAAAATCTTCATATTCTGCTTGAGTTGGAATATAAAAATTTTCTTCTGTGATTTCTTCTTCATATCCAAAAAGCTCTATTTGCCTTTGGAAGTCAGCAGCCTCCACGCAATCACAATCTGCTGTTGCTTGACCTATGCAAATGGCAACCCTCTGTTTTTCATCTGGATAATCCTTTTTCATAACTTCGTTTCCCATGCAACGCGACACGAAACTATCTTTCTGTTCATCTTTTCTTCTTGATGGAATTGGCATTTTTTTCTCCTATATGTTTAAAGTTATTTTCTTAGCAGCTTCTAGTATATTATCTATGCTGCCAGAAGGTATTTTGTCTTCGAAATGTTCTTTGATTTGTTTAATCATGATATGTTCTGGATCGTTAGTTAATTCTAGCCATCCAACAAAGTAATTCCATATTCTATCTTCTAATATTAATGGATATTTTACACCATTAGGTCTACCAAATCTATGGTTCCACTTCAAAAAGGGAAGACAAAGATTTTTGCCACCATTTTGTCTAAACTTCTCTGATATATATCCTTCTTCACCGCCGAAGCCCTTGAAGTGCGGATTTATACCTTTCCAAGCAGATTTTTCAAATGCTAATAATCCCATACCCTGCATAGGTATTTCAAATGGTAGACCGGCATCGTATGCTTCTTTGTTCGTTCCCCATATGCCGTACATGTCTCCTCTCCACACAGGGTCAAAGTGTGTAGATATATTTTTTAAATCATCATATAGCAATGGACCTTGTAATAAATCTTTACAATTTGCATTATGATAGAAATATTCTAATAATTTTTTGATTCCATCTTTTTCTATTAATACATGGCAATCAATGATAAGTATGTATTTACCAGACGCCTCATCTACTATTTTATACTTATTAAATGACGAGTTGATTCCTCTATGTGCAATATATTTGCCTCGTACTTGATTTTCAATAAATGATTTGCAACACTTTCCGTGTTCCCCATCTGGATTGCTATCTAATACTACGAACTCTACATCGCTAGTTTTACACAAAGCATGGAACATTCGTAATGACTGTATGGAGAAAAAGACTCCATCATAGTCATCATAGGTAGCCATTCCAATAGTTAATAATTTATTCATTTTCAACCCGGTGCAGAATAAAATCCGATATCAAAGCCGCTCTTTGTGCAATCTGTTATAGTCTTTTCCATTCCATGGGTTTTTATGCTATTCTCTATATATATACACATGTTTTCGTTAGTATTTGGCCAATTATTCTTACAATAGTGGCATAATTTGGTACATTTCCAATTATCTCTATTTTGGGAAATGGGCTGTGGGTTTTGATTATTTCTGATATTTTCAAATCTTTCTTTTAGCATTTTAAGGAACTTTTTTTCATCTGCTTTGTCAAAGCACATTGAAAATGGACCACCATCTTTAATAAAAAATATGCTCATTATTGACTGCTTATAGTCTGGAAATAGTTTAGATATCGCATAATTATACAGTAATAATTGTGGATCTGAACACAGTTTTTCATATGTCTTTTCCTCTCCGGTGGCCCAATCTAGCCTTTTTCCAGTTTTCCAATCTATAACCTCTATAATTCCATCAGATGATTCTGTGACTAAATCTATAGTTCCTTTTATTGCCAATTGCCCTTTTATAATCTGGCCATTAACGTTGTATTCATAGAATGCCCAATCTTCATCAATTGGTATATCAAAGTGTGGTTCAGCTGCTACTATCTTCCTATATCTTGGATCAAACTGTCCATCATTATAATTTAAAGTGTCCCATATTAATTGTAAACAATTTTTATTATCACTGGCAGTGAAGCTGTGCTTGGAATTTCCAGTGTAAAAATCAAAGCTTTTCTTTAGCAAATCATCTATTAGGTCTTTGCTAAATAAATATGACTTCTTAATAGATATGCTACCTATAGCATCATCATCAATAGCGATGACGCTCTTCTTTGGATTATCTTGATTATACTTTTTTAGCTTTGCCAAAACCTCCATCACTTTGTGAACTATCGTACCTAGTTCTGCCTTCTTACCGCTATCTGGCTGATGTCCTAGTACGTATGTAATAAAGTATTGCATCTGACAATAGGCATAATTATTATAACTTGAAGATCTTATATAGGTAGTTATCATATCAACTCCAAATTCTGTTATTTGTTTTTAGTAGGTTGCATAATTCGTCAAGTGATACACATTCGTTGTCTATCACCAAATCAAATTTGCCCCAATCAAAACGGTTTTGGTCTAAAGCGACTTCTGGTTCTGCCGTGCTGTTAAAAGTATTTCTTGTCAGCCTTATTACAACTCCACCAGCGTTTTGTATTGCTGCAACCTCATTGGGAAATCTTACATCTGGTATAATTGCAATTTCAGACTGTTCTGATAATATTTTTTTTATAGAATAGTCACTCCATACATTTGCTTTCATCCTTCTTATAACTTTCGTACCAAAATGTTCTAGAAATTCTCTGATGGTCAAGTATCCAGTATTTTTATTACCATCGGATACATCTTCCCACTTTATATTAGTAAATGAATTTTTATCATCATCGCTTCCGTAAACTTTTTCTGATTCAACATCAAATAAGCTAATAGCTATTTCTTTTAGTGGATCCGCAAAGTGATATACTTTAATGTATGGCCATAGTTCTTTTTCTGCATATTCTACGAATATAGAATCTTTTCTTGTAATGTCTAATATTCCATATCCACTGTGACCAGTAGCATCCTCAGTATTTACTAGCAAGCTACCATTTTCATCGATATAAAAACTATTAATCATTTTTTTTCTTTGTAGAACTTCACCATTAATATAATTTGCTACAGTATTTTTCCCAGCTTGTTTGCGTCCAGAAATACCTATTATCTTCATTAGTATGAACCTTTTATTTGTGGTAAAATTTTATCTTTGATTTGCTCTACAGACATTTCACCAATGTCCTTTGTAAATAATTTGGGAAAACTTAATTTATAAGATCTATTTAATTGTCTTTGTATCTGCGTCTTGGATTCTCTTCCCGCTTGATCATTATCCGTTAGAACTATTATATGAGTTAAAGGCATTTTTCCCAGCTTAATTTCTTGCTCCTTACTTACCACCTTGCCAAATAAGCCCATAACATTTTTGATTCCAGCTTCATAAAGTCTCCAAACATCACCCTGACCTTCTACTAAAAATAAACTTGACGTTTTTTCTACATATGGAAATGCTCTGTGATAGTTATAAAATAAGTCAGATTTTGAAAATCCCTTTGGATAAAATAAGAACTTGGGCGACTTGTATTCTTTAATAGACCTACCAATTAAAGATATTAAGTTTTTACCTTCATCGTCATATATGGGTATGACTGCTCTATCGTGCATTTTAGATGCTGTGTTATAACAATCTCCAATCTCAAAGTACTTCAAAGTTTCTTCTTTGAATCCTCTGGATAAAAAATATTTTGATGGATAAGTAATGCCATCATCTAGCTTAATTGTTGAATGAGATTTTTCTTTATTCTCAGATTTTAAAATAGACACTAATTTAGAAAAATCATTTGATTCATCGTGATCTACTATTTTAGAAGTTAAGTTAGTTGATTGGCGAATGCTCATGAGGTCGCATGACCACTTGACCACTTCATTGAATCCTACATCTCTACCCTCAATTTTAGATAAGGCTCCGCGAACTAATCCAAATATGTCATTTCCATATTCCTGTTGACAATCTCTGGTCCAACATTTCCATATGTTCTTGTCTAGAGAAAATGAAAAAGCTTTTGGGTTGTCACTAGAATCATGTACTGGACATTTACAATATACATTATCATTGAAAACTTCACAACTCATACCAAGTTTGCTAAATACTAGCTCTGCTTTGCTATTAAGCATCTTCTTGATCGTCTTCAAATCCACTTTGTTTGATTTTATTGAGTCCATCTTCATTTACCAATCCTGTGTCACCAATCGGTTGATTTTTAAATTCATTACGTGTTTTTAATTCTTTTAATCTTGCGTGTGATCCTTGCATCACCATATTAATATAATCACCATCATCTAATCCAGCACCATGCCTTGATACAATGGGTACTAATTTTCTATTTCCAGCATTTGGACCATCTTCTGCTAATTCTTCTGGAGACTTAATTTTAAAAATAGAGAATGATGTACATAACCAAATTAGTCTATCTGATCCAGACACAGCATCAGTACTTTCTTTAGTAATACCATCTCTATTTAATTGCACAAAAGATAGGCACGGAATATCTAGCTTCACACACAAATTGTGTAACGATGTAATCTGAAATCCTAGAGCTTGGTATTCCTGTATATTATTGGTTATAGAAGACGATGACATTAACTTCAAATAATCATATATTATAACACAGTCATTTGTTTTGCCATACTGATCTACTTTTACTTCTTGGACTATCCACCGTTTAATTAAGTTTAGTATTTGGTCAAACGGCTTACCTGCGACACTGATATATGAATATGGTATAGATTCAATTTTTCTAACAGCTTCTGATACCTTTTCTCTCTTCTCATCATCATCTATAAATTTACCGGTAGCGATTTCATTGATAGGTACTGTGCTTATATTTGCGATGAGTCTGTTTAAATGATCTTCTTTAGACATTTCAGTGTCCAACATAAGTACTGGCTTTCCAGATGAAGATACATTTAATGCTACGTTATCTGCAAATACTGACTTACCTACCTTTGGCCTAGCCGCCACAAGATCGACACATTTCCTTCTTAATCCACCGCCAATAGCCTCATCGTACTTATTAAATCCGGTTGGTATGCCTATTATATCGCACTTGTTTTCCATTAAGAAGTTTATATATTCAGAAACATTGTCTCCAATTTTCTTAGGAGTATCGCCACCGTCATCTTCTCTTAGAAATTCAGTTACTGGATTTTCTAGTATTTGAATAATTTCATTAACAGATTCTAGTCCAGTTACATTGTCTACATCCTTATGTATCTTTAAAGTTAGATGTTTAATTTTCCTAGCAAACTCAAATTTCTTTAGCTGTATGGCGAAACTAAATATATTATCTTTGTTGATTGGAAAATCAAACAATGATTTAATATACTTTAATTCTTGTGGAGTATTTACAGTATCGTTTAGGTTTAACTGAGACGCAGCAGACCGCAACGATGGCAGATCTATCGTCTGTTCATTCTGGATACCTTGCTC